GACGAAGATACATTTGCTACTATTTGGAAAGAATCACAAGACACCTTTGATTCATACGGTAATACAAAAGCAGACGGCACTGGTCGAAATGGTTTCCACGGATATCGCAGTGAATGGTACGAACACCCAGACCGAGACGAAAAGTGGAAAGAAACTGAAATGGGTCGTATCGGTGAAGAACGTTTCCGTCGTGAATACGGTTGCGAATTCTTGATTTATGATGAAACATTAGTTAACAGTATTAAATTAAGTGAAATGATAGGTAAAGAACCTATCTTTAAAATGGGTCAAGTTAGGTGGTTTAAGAAACCACAAGCAGGACATTTGTACCTAGCAGCACTAGACCCTAGCTTAGGTACAGGCGGCGACTTTGCAGGTATACAAGTATTTGAATTACCTAGTATGACTCAAGTTGCAGAGTGGCAGCATAACATTACTCCTGTACAAGGACAAGTTAAAATATTCCGAGATGTATTGCGTTACATACAAGAAGAAATCGGAATGGAAAACACAAATAGCATTTATTATAGCGTTGAAAATAATACAGTTGGTGAAGCTGCATTAGTTGTTATTGCAGATTTAGGTGAAGAAACATTCCCCGGGTTATTTGTAAATGAACCCCAAAAGAAAGGGCATGTTCGTAAATTCCGTAAAGGATTTAATACAACACACGGCTCAAAAATTTCAGCTTGCTCTAGATTAAAATTCCTTATCGAAGAAGATAAGATGAAGATTTATAGTAAAACACTTATTAGCGAATTAAAAGCATTTATTGCTAAAGGTGTGTCATTTACTGCAAAAGAAGGGCATCACGATGACTTAGTAGCAGCGTTGTTACTAGTTGTAAGGATGAGCGTTGTTTTAGCAGAATGGGACCCGCAAGTATTTGAATTAATGAGTGTAGACGGGCATTCGGACGAAGATTGGGAAGCTCCGTTGCCTATTTTTGTTTCAGGTACATTCTGATAAATATAACATGAACTCGAATTTAGACAAAATTGCACAAGATCTGTACGGTAAAATTCAAACCCGTTTTAAAGACATTACAATTGGGGATGAACACGCACAGACATTAAGTCGTAAGGAAGATATTCCTAAAGCTCGATTCTTTGAATTTGAGTACGTTGAAAACGGCGAAAGTTTAGGCACAATTACTATTACGCTTGACGAAGATGACGGTATTGTTATTGAAGTGGGCGGTGATTTAGTTAATGACGATGATGAAACTACTCATCACGGAGCATACGAGTTTATTCGCAGTTTTAGACAATTTGCTAAAAAACGACTTTTAAAATTTGATGCAGATAACATCGGAAAAAGCAATTTAGATAAAAGAGATTATCAATTCAAAGCCAAACGCAGGGAAGAACCAGTTATGCCAATGCAACCAGTTATGGAAAACAAGATGTATGGTACTAATAAGATTAGCTACCAAGACTTAGGAGAAAGTGCTAGACTAGTTATTAAACATAGTCAGCCAGTTAATTTAGATGTAGCCGCTGGTCGTACAATGCACATCGAAAGCATTTACATCGAAAATGCGGACGGGGAAAGATTCAAATATCCTTACAAACATTTAAGTGGCGCTCGTGCATTAGCAGAACACATTAAGCACGGCGGCAATCCGTATGATGCAATTGGCAAACATGTTATTGGTTTGAGCGAAGAACTAGCTGGATTACGTAAGTTCAAAGGTTACGTAAGCCGACAATCACAAGTTAGCGAAGCAATGGGCAACGTAACTGATCGAGTATTAGAACGCATTGAACAAATTAAAGAAACTATTGCTAAATTACAACGTCCTGCATACTACCAAGAGTTTGCAGAATCGTTTGAAGAACAAGAAGAATATATTATTCCTGAAGAAATTCAAAACGACCTAATTAATCGTTTAACTATTCGCACATTTAACGAAGATTTAAAATCAGTGTTCCCATACATTGCAAAGTTTGTTAACGAAGACGAACTTGACGTTGTTGAACTTGGCGCTGATGATTTACTAGCAGAAGGTCCAAATAATGATGCGTTAGTTGACCAAGTAAACACATTAAAGCAAACAAACCCACAGTTTGCCGCAGAAGTACAGGCAAAGAACTTAGCATTAGTTCGTGGTATGGGTCCAGAAGCACAAAAGCACAACGCACAAGTTATACAACAATTAAAAATATTAGTACAAAAGTACTCTAACCCAACAGAAAAAATAGTTGATCCAGCAGCTCAGTTTGAATCTTTCTTGAACGACATTGTACGTGAAGATAAAGATGAATTGTTTAGCCCTAACAAGGATGCAAAGTTACGTGCTATTGATCAACTAAATCAAATCTTTGCAAAAGAATTGCCAGGCGGGCCAGGCGGCGTTAATGCAATTGAAAGTTTAAAAGGGTTAATCGACGATCCAGAATTGTTTGACGTTATTCGTGATTTAGATCCTAATTTAGATACACGCCCTGTTATTCAACAATGGCTACATGATAATTTAAATTTATTTGCAGGTGACGGAGCAGAAACATTAGCTATGATCCATTTTGCTGGACCAGAAGGCGACGGCATTGCTGAACCAGCACCAGAAGAAGCACCTGTTGCTCCTCCTCCAGAAGCAGCACCGGCACCAGAAGCAGGCGCTGTACCTCCAGCACCGCCAGCGGGTGAAATTCCACCAGCACCGGAAGCAGCACCGGCAGCTCCAGCAGCTCCGGCACCAATGGCAGAAAGTATTGTTCGTGCATTAAAGAAAGCACAAAAAGCAGGCGCAACATTAGAAACAGCACTAGACTTTGGTCACGGTGTTAAAACTATTGCTGAAATTATTGACGAGTGCGGATGCACTCCAGAAGATGTTGGTTTTGAACAACCACAAGAATCTGGATTACCGGCAATGTTAAAATATCTAAGCGGTTTCTATAATAAAGAAGCAGGTAACTTCCCAATGGGTGGTACACGCATGAAGATTAAAGTTAAGAAAGCATGGGAAGACGGCGAGTTTGGTGAAGCATCTGAACAAGACGTTGCAAATGTATTCAGATTAATTGACAAGAAAGATCCAAGCGGTCAACCTGCAGAACACAACCCAGAACAAATGCATGTTATTAAATTAGCAGGCGTTCAACCTAAGCATTCAACTGGAATGACAACAGATCATTTAGATCAGGAGATGCATAGTATTAATCCAGCAGACATGATGAAAGCCATCATGCATAAACTTAAATTTTAAAGGACAACATGATGGAACATAAAAGTCTAAGAGAGTATATTCAGTTAGTTGAGTCTGCTCAACAAGTTCAAGCAGAAGACGCAGCTCAAGTAGGTAACGTAGTTGGTCAAGCAGGCGCAACGGCTGTTAACGCAGCAACAGCAGCCCCTAGAGCAATTTGGGACGGCATGAAGTGGGTTTACAACAAAGGTGCAGATGCTGTTAACAGTGCTGTACAAGGTGTACAAAACTTTGCAGGCGGCGTAGCACAAGGGTTTCAAACTGGCGGATTAGATCCGTTACACCCACAAGCATCTGCACAACAAGCAGCACAAAGTTATGCACAAGCAGGCAAACCACAACAAGGTGCTATGCCTAAACAAACAATTGCGCCCGATGAGCTTAAAAAGATTCAACAACAATTGGGACTTAAACCAGACGGTGTTATGGGTCCTAAAACTCAAGCTGCTATTGTTGCGTTCCAACAAAAGAACGGTTTGAAAGCTGACGGTGTAATCGGTCCTAAAACTCAAGCTGCATTACAAGGCGGACAAGGTGCTACTCCAACAGCACCTGCCCAACCACAAACACAAACACAACAAAACTTTGCAGCAGCAGGTATGGCTGGTCAAGAAATGCGTACACCGGCAGAAGTTGCTGCATCAGCAGATTTAAAATCAGCTAATAATGCAGGCAATATTAACGCAGGATTAACTCCTGATGATCCACGTTGGAAAGGTCCAAAGCCAGCAGCAGCACCTAAGGCAGAACTTACTCCACAACAACAAGCACAAAATGTTTTACAACCTGGAATGAACAAAGTTCAAGAAAATGCTGTTGGATATGATGAAGTTCAACGTATTGTTAGTTTAGTTCATTACAAATAATTGGCATAAAAATATCGTATTTCAAGCACCAATGTGCTTGTGATGATAAATAAAAACGCATACAATTTATGTATGCGTTTTTTGTTCTATGTAGAACAATAAGGCAAAAAAAACAAAGGCATATATTAAGGAGAAAAATTATGGCAACTTTGGCAGAAATTCGCGCAAAACTAAAGGCATCTGAAACAAAAGGTTCTGGAGAACGCACAGGCGGTGATAACAGCATTTATCCATTCTGGAACTTAAAAGAAGGCCAAGAAGCAACACTACGCTTCCTACCAGACGGCAATCAATCTAATACTTTTTTCTGGGTCGAACGTGCAATGATTAAATTGCCATTCGCCGGCATTAAAGGTGAAACAGACAATAAGAAAACAATCGTACAAGTACCATGCATGGAAATGTATGGCGAAACATGTCCTATTCTTTCTGAAGTCCGTGGTTGGTTTAAAGAGCCTAGCTTAGAAGCAAAAGGTCGTGAATACTGGAAAAAGCGTTCTTACATTTTCCAAGGTTTCGTTGTTGAAGACGGACTAGAAGAAAAAGAACAACCAGAAAATCCAATTCGCCGATTCATTATCGGTCCACAAATTTTCCAATCAATCCGTGCAGCACTTGTTGATCCGGAATTGGAAGATCTACCAACAGACTATGTACATGGCTTAGACTATCGTATGAAGAAAGGTAGCAAAGGCGGTTACGCTGACTACTCAACTTCAACATGGGCACGTCGTGAACGTCCGTTAAGTGATGAAGAACAAGCAGCAATTAGTACACATGGCTTGTTTAATCTAGCAGACTTCTTACCTAAGAAGCCTACAGATGTTGAACTCAAAGTTATCAAAGAGATGTTTGAAGCATCTGTTGATGGTGAACCATTTGATATGGATCGTTGGGGTCAATACTTCAAACCAGCAGGTGTTAGCGCCGCAACTGGCGACCCTGTTAAAGCAACTCCTAAAGCATCTGCACCAGCAGTAGCAGCAGACGACAACTATGATGATGAACCTGCTCCAGTAGCACCAGCAAAAGGTGTTAATGTTGCAAGCAGTGAAGCAGCATCCGGTGGCGACTCACGTGCCCAAGATATCTTGGCAATGATTCGCAATCGTCAAAAGCAATAAGAAACATAAGGGGACTTAGTTCCCCTTATATCATTTAGGAGGATAACTATGGCTACAAAAGCCTTCGATTTAAGTAAATTTAGAAAGACCTTGACTAAGTCAATTGACGGACTTAGTGTAGGATTTAGCGATCCAACAGATTGGATCAGCACAGGTAACTATGCTTTAAATTACCTTATTAGTGGCGACTTTAAGAAAGGCGTTCCGTTAGGTAAAGTTACAGTTTTTGCAGGTGAATCCGGCGCTGGCAAGTCTTACATTTGTTCCGGTAACTTAGTTAAAGCTGCACAAGAGCAAGGCATTTTTGTTGTGCTAGTTGATAGTGAAAACGCTCTTGACGAAGCATGGCTACACGCACTTGGTGTAGACACTAGTGAAGATAAACTTTTAAAACTTAATATGGCAATGATCGACGATGTTGCTAAAACGATTAATGAGTTTGTAAAAGAATACAAAGAAATGCCAGAAGAAACTCGTCCACGAGTATTATTTGTAATTGACTCACTAGGTATGTTGCTAACTCCAACAGACGTTAATCAGTTTGAAGCAGGTGATTTGAAAGGTGATATGGGTCGTAAACCTAAAGCACTTACAGCACTTGTCCGTAACTGTGTTAACATGTTTGGTGCATTAAACATTGGTTTAGTTGCTACAAATCACACATACGCATCACAAGATATGTTTGATCCGGATGATAAAATTTCCGGCGGTCAGGGTTTTATCTATGCTAGCTCTATTGTAGTTGCTATGCGTAAACTAAAACTTAAAGAAGATGAAGATGGTAACAAAACTTCAGAAGTAAACGGTATTCGTGCTGCTTGTAAGATCATGAAAACACGTTATGCTAAACCATTTGAATCGGTCCAAGTTAAAATTCCTTATGCAACAGGTATGAGTCCATATAGTGGATTAGTCGACCTGTTCGAAGCAGAAGGGTTGCTCAAGCAAGAAGGTAACAGACTTAAATGGATTGATCCAGAGACAGGTGAAGAGTTCAAATTCTACCGAAAAGAATGGAAAGATGATAAATTAGATATGATAATGGAGAAATTTCATATCAGAACTAAAACAGAAACCATTCTAGAGGAGACAGAACAAGATGTTGAATGAAACACAGATCGGTGATATTTGGGTATTGTTTAGTGACTTTATTGACAAGAAACAATTAGAAGTTGCCGCGGAGCGATATGTTGATTTACTAGCTGATTACGGTGTTAGTGATAGAACTCTGCAAGGTGCTACAGGCGTTGACGGTACATTAGATACTGCTATTGAGTATTACTTAGATGAACCGTCAGATGACGAGGACGACGATTACAAAGAATTGGAATTTTAATGGGCTGGTATTCTAAAATAACAAAAGATATCTCACACATTCCAGATGCTGTGGATTACTACAATGCTGAATTACAAGCGGCTAAAGTAGAAGTCCGTATAACGGGAAATGTAGAACGAGCTGCCGCAAGTATGCCAGGTATCGTGGAACAGAGATTCTCTCAGCTTCAAGAAATTGAAGCAATTTTAGAGTACCTTAACATTGAACTACGTCGACTTAAGAGTCAGCACTTTCGCAAGTACTTAGAAAATTATCAACGTGCTCTAAGTTCAAGAGATTGTGAAAAATTTGTTGAAGGCGAAGCAGATGTAATTGATTTTGAAAAAATCATCAATGAATTTGCTTTGCTACGCAACAAGTGGCTTGGTATTACAAAAGCGTTAGATCAAAAGCAATGGCAAATTACAAATATTGTTAAACTACGTGTCGCTGGCATGGAAGATGCATCGGTATAAATTGATTTTGCCAAAATAATGACAATAGGCCTTAAATATTTTACGGCCTATTTTTTTCTAAAGTGTTGACATACAGGCTTTACGTGTTATAATAAAATAAATGAAAACTGCTGATAAATTACTTACATCTTTAGTCACTTTACATAACGACGAATTAAAAAATTCGTTAGCATATAAGGACTCACGCATACTGTTTAGCTTATGCAAGACTGTTAATGGCGACTCTTTCATCACAGAAAATCAATCAAAGTTATTGATCAAAATTTTTAAAGAAAACAAGAATATTTTGTCAAAACTTGATGATGAATTTCAAAGCATTATTGATAACCCAACATGGTCTCAACCATTTAGGCCACAAGACACTACTAAAAAACTTTACACATCAAAAGTTGATGATGACAATGAAGTGTTAGTTATTGAATTTGCGTTTTCTTCAACAATTCGCAAAAAAATCACCTCATTTACAAAACAAGTTACTGGCCTAGTGCAAGCACAAAACGGAAGAATGTTTTATGCCGAGTACACAGAAAAAAATATTGTTAAACTTGTTGAGGACTTAAAAGAGTTTAATTTTGATATTGAAGAAAAACTGATGGATTTTTATAAAACCATAAAATCATGGGAAAAATCCACTTTTATAAATCAGTTTATGTTGACTAACATAACACACGATAACTTCCAAAAACAAATTACTGCCGACCTCGGAATCAATACTTCAATTGATCAAAATATTATTAAAGACAGAAGTATACGTTATCAGTATTTTACAGAAAAATCCAATTTTGACGAAAATTTGCTGACAGAACACGTGGCAAATCGCCGGACAACAAAAGTATGGGTTAATCGAATGACTACTTCTTTCGATAGTCTTGTTAAGACATTAATTGAATTAAAAAGATTACCAGTACTGTTAGTCTTTGATGCATTTAGTTCAAAGACATGTGCTAATGAGTTGAAAGAAATCAGTGAAATTTTGGAAAAAAATGGAATTTCTGACAAAGTTGGAATTTATTTTAGATTAGAAAATTCCGAGGACGGAAAAGAATTTAATCAACTTATCAAAGATAAAAAATATAATTGTCAGTTAACACCAGCAACAAATGTTGTTGGTGTACAAAGTGGAAAAATTCCAAAATTTCTCCTAAAAACTGACTGGAAACCAATGAGTGTTATTTTTATTGGAACTTCATTGCGTAATAGTAAAACTGCGGTTTATGCAAGTAATTGTGATTTAGTTATTGCTTATACAGATAAAGAACCAATCATTGAAGCCAAGGCAATGTGGGAATGAAATTAATTATAAGAGACGAAGTTAACATTAAATTTGAGGGGTTGCCCCTTGAAGCTCGTAAAAAATTAGCAAACACATTTAAGTACGAAGATCCTACTGCACGTTATCGCCCTGCATTTAAATTAGGACGATGGGATGGCAGTGTCAGTATGTTTGGCTTAGGCGGCAACGGTTATTTAAGTCAGCTAGAAAAGTGCTTTGAAGTACTGGCTGACATGAATATTGAGATTAGAGAAGTTGACGATTTAAGAAAACCTGTTCGAATCGAATTTGAAGAAATCAAAGCAAGTTATTGGGCAGACATGGGTAAAACTTGGCCAGAAGGTCATAGATTTGCCGGTGAGCCAATTATGTTACGTGATGACCAAGTTGAGATTGTAAATCGGTTTTTTACTAATACACAAGCATTACAAGAAGTTGCAACAGGTGCAGGCAAAACAATCATGACTGCTACACTTGCGCATTGTGCTGAAAGATATGGACGTACAGTTACTATTGTTCCTAATAAAGATCTTGTAACACAGACAGAAGAAGACTTTATTAATGTAGGTTTAGACGTTGGTGTATATTTTGGTGATCGTAAGATGATTGGGCATCAACACACTATTTGTACATGGCAAAGTCTTAACGTACTAGATAAAAAATCTAAGAACTGGGATGTAGAGCAAGCACTTACATTAGCAGAATTTCTTGAAGGTGTAGAGACTGTTATTGTCGACGAAGTACACATGGCAAAAGCACAAGTTCTACAAAACTTGTTAACACAAAATTTGAGAAATGCACCTATTCGTTGGGGGTTAACTGGCACAGTACCAAAGGACGAATTTGAATCTGCTCCTATTTTTGCAAGCATCGGTCCAGTAGTTGGAGGCATTGCTGCATATCAATTACAAGAGATCGGAGTGTTAAGTGCATTGCAAATTCAAATTTTACAACTTATTGATTTACCAGAATTTAAGTCATACGCAGAAGAATTAAAGTACCTAGTTACTAATAAAGAGCGTATGACTTACCTAGCAAATTTAATTAAAGGCATATCCGAAACAGGCAATACATTAATCTTAGTTAATAGGATTGACACAGGCAAATTTTTAACAGAATTATTACCAGACGCAACATTTATTTCCGGTGAAGTTAAAGGCAAAGATAGAAAAGAGGAGTACAAAGAACATGCAATTGCAGATGACAAGATTACTGTGGCGACTTACGGTGTGGCCGCTGTGGGTATTAATATTCCTCGTATTTTTAATTTGGTTCTTCTTGAGCCCGGAAAGAGCTTTACAAGGGTTATACAAAGTATTGGGCGAGGCATTAGAAAAGCCGCAGACAAAGACTTCGTTCAAATCTGGGACATTACGTCCACTTGTAAGTACGCGAAGCGTCACCTCACAGCGAGGAAGAAATTTTACAAGGATGCCAAATATCCCTTCACGATTCAGAAGGTTGATTGGCAAAAATAAGGACTATGCAAATACTAACACTAGATAACAAAACATTTAATTTAAACAACTTACCAGACGAAGTAGACGATAACACTAGGTTTGCAGTTCTAGATAACAGCACACCAAGTGAGCCAGATTTTTTCTTTCAGCCTTTAATATTTTTAGAATCTTTTAATGCCCCAGCAATGGTTTTAAGAATTGGTGAAGATGAAGTGACAATGCCAATCGATTGGAGCATTGCTGTAGGAGATAGTACTGCTGCTAGCGACATTGAAATTTTACCTTTAACTAGTTTGAATGATAGAGGTTTTGAGGCATTAATTTTTAATCCACTAAGTTCGTTTAGAGTAGAGTTTAAAAAGATTGAAATTGTAAATTTTTATAATGATGTTAAATGGTATTTTCCTAAAATGAAAAATGGACATTTATTATCTGTTCCTACGAGATACGGCGAGAAACCGCCATGTGCATATTTTGTTAAAGAAATTAGCAGACAAAGCGAAATTATTCATTTAGATAAGATACTGTGAGGATATTATGGGATCATTAGTACCCGGAGCAACTTACATATACGAGCGTGATGGTGACACTATATACGCTCGAGAACTTGGATCAAATACACGAAAAGTAATTGGGATGGATTACCCGGTTACTGATCCAACTAATTGGCATGACGTTGAAATTGTTGCTAAAACCAATCCGGCTTTACAACGAGCATTAGAACGTGCTAAAATGATCTATAAGCTCAGTAAGGACAAATTACCATGACACTAAAAGTTGCATATTTTCAGCCAACAATTATGGCTATGGATCAAATTCCTCCTGTTGAATTCAGTAGGATTTTTACACTAACAGAAGAGTTCCATTCACACCCAGACTTGCACGATAAAGATAATCCTTTATTAAGTATCCGTGGCGGACAACAAATACAAGTATACCCTAACAAACACAACATAGATGTTAAATGGCTAGTTTCATATATAGAAACAGTATGTCAAGGATATATGGATCTTGCAACGTCCCAAAGCGGTGTTGACGATTTAAAGATGTGTAAACCACAAGTTGTTAATATATGGACTATTAGACAGCAAGCCGGTGAGTACCAAGAAATGCACAGTCATCCTGGTGGAAATTTAAGCGGAATTATGTATGTTACAGTTCCAGAATTTGCTGAAGACGGCAATGCATCTGATGGGCAGTCTGCATTTAAATTACCGTTTTCTAAAGACGTAAGCAAGTTCATTTTAAATGATACTTGGAAACATTCGCCGCAAGCAGGTAATATTGTGTTATTCCCAAGTCATATTCCTCACACAGTTTACCCATGGAGGGGTGAAGGGTATAGGACTATTGTAGCATTTAATGCTATACTAAGGCCAAGGGACGAATATTTCCCACAGGGATATAAAAATGGGTAAGAACAAACACGTTGATTTATTTAATGACATGATCCCCGCAGTTGATATGAATATCAAAGAACTGTGGGATGCAGTCACCGATGACGGTCGTAAGGAAATTAAAGGTGACATGTGGAACCTTAATAGATACATTAGTAATGTTAAAACAAACAAGACTGAAATTCAACAGCATTATGTTTTAACAGTTAATGAGTACTACAATAAGCACTGGAATGACTTGTATAAAAGTCATCCTAAGCTGTTGTGGATGTTGCTATGTATGTGTAATTACGATGGTAAAACTAAGTTTTTTCACGAATGGCTTCCAATGTCTAGAGCACCGGTTGATAAGAAAACTAAATTTCTTATGGAACTATACCCAGACATGAG